TGATAACGATATAGAAAAACTTAATAGTGAAAATTTATATAATCTATCAAATATTATGAATATTCAGATGACTCGTAAAAATAAATCTATTATAGAAAATTCTCGTGGAAATCCACTTATGCTAGGTGTTAATATTTATTCCATTGATAAATTTATTCAAATATTGTTAAATAATAATTATACTATCGTATTAAGTGAACAAATGACCCAACCACCATATGTTAAAAGAGAAATTACTAATATTTATAGTCCTGGAACAAATGTAAGTCATAGTATAAAAGGAGATACAAATAATTTACTTAGTATTTATATTGAAACCACTAATAAAAATATAATGTGTGTTGGAATGAGTGTAATAGACCTTTCTACTGGAAGTAATAAAATATATGAGAGTTATTCAAATAACAATGATAAAAATTATGCATTAGATGAGATATTTAGATTTATCCAAACATATGATCCAAAAGAATTAGTTATCATATATAAAAATCTTGATTTTAGTGATAATAATCAACATCTAAATAACTATTTGGATTTATCACAAAGAGTAGTCCATTACTATGATTTGTCAAACATAGATAGTTCAAATAGTCATCTAAAAAATTACTGCGATTTAAACTATCAACAAAAATTACTTGATAAAATATTTAATAATAATGGAATGTTATCTATACATGAATTTTTAGATATTGAAAATAAATATTTTGGGACTATAAGTTATATTTCATTATTAGATTTCGCATATGAGCATAATTCTACAATTATAACTAAAATTAGTAAACCATCTATAATAGATAATAATAAATACCTATGCTTAACTAATAATAGTATTAATCAGCTAAATTTAATAGCTCATAAAACATGTAATAGTAACTATACATTTAATAGCGTGTTCTCTGTAATTGATAATACTAGCACTAATTTAGGAAAACGTTTATTACGTGAAAGACTATTAAATCCAATTATTAATATAAACCTATTAGAAAAACGATATAATTATATTGATTTATTTAGAAGAAAATATAATAGTAATATAGATGAAATTAATAACAATCAATATATTTATAAAATTTTAGAGAAAAATTTAACTAAAATACTTGACATCGAAAGATTACACCGAAAAATATCACTAAAACTTATTCAACCATGCGATTTTGGTGGACTGGATTTGTCATATGAAAATATTATATCTATATATGACTTTCTAAATAATATTGATGGTAATGGTAATGGTAATGGTAATTTAATAAAAGAATTATTACCATCAACAGATATAATAAAACAATTTAGAGATTTTATAGAAACCTATAATAAGCATTTTAATATGGACGAGATAGTAAAATATCACTTAGATAAAATAAGTAGTTCATTTTTTAATAAAGGTATTTATAGTAGTGTTGATAAATGTAATGATAATATTGAATTATGTAAAAATACGTTTGAAAATATAATTTCTAGACTAGGAAAATATATTGAAGATAGTGAAAAATCAAAATTTAAAAATAAATACACTATGTTAAAATTAGAATATACAGAGAGAGATGGGTATTATATTACGCTAACTAGTAAACGTGCAACATCATTAAAAAAAGAACTAAAAAAACTTAGTGATAATAATAAAGAGATATTAAAAATTAATATTAAAAATACATGTATTGATTTTAATATTAATAATCTAGAATATAAAACAGTTACAAAAACATCGGTAAAATTAAGCTGTGACTATTTAAAACAACTATCAAACGAATATGTTAAATATATTAATCAACTAAATACACTCTGTAAAGATAAATTTATTGAAACTATACAACAATATGACACTAAATATAGCAATTGTTTAAAACAAATAGTAACATTTATATCTAATATTGATTTAATTAAAAGTTGTGCCAAAACAAGTATTATCTATGGTTATAATAGACCAACTATTCAATCAGAAAATAACGACACTAGTTTTATAAATTGTAAAGAGTTACGACACCCTATAATAGAAAGAATCCAAAATAATTATGAATATATACCAAATGATATTATACTTGATGATAATAATAATGGTATGCTATTATTTGGCACAAATGCTTCTGGTAAAAGTAGTTTAATGAAAGCTATTGGAATAAATATTATAATGGCTCAAGCTGGTTTTTTTGTAGCAGCAACTAAATTTAATTATAGCCCATATAAATATCTATTTACTAGAATTAATAATAATGATAATATTTTCAAAGGAGAATCATCATTCGCAGTAGAAATGAGCGAATTACGTTCTATATTAAAACGTGCTACGAAAAATAGTTTAGTATTAGGAGACGAATTATGTTCTGGTACAGAAAGTATATCTGCGTTATCAATATTCTCAGCCAGTGTTATTCAACTAAATAAAAATAATACTAATTTTATATTTGCTACCCATTTACATGAATTATGTAAAATCCCCCAAGTAATGGAAATAGAAAATGTCAAAATGTATCATTTAAAGGTAATTTTTGAAAAAGATAGTGGAAAATTAATATATGATAGAAAATTAACTCCAGGTAATGGACCAGCTATTTATGGTTTAGAAGTATGTAAGGCTATGGATATGGATGCCGAGTTTATAATGTTATCCGAAAATATTAGGAAAAATTTATTAGAGCTACCAGATAAAATTCTTGTTCCAAATAAATCACATTACAATAATGATATATATATTGATTTGTGCGAAATGTGTAATACTAAAGCCCAAGATATTCATCATATAAAATTTCAATGTAGTGCTAACGAAAATAATATAATAAATAATCATATTCAAAAAAATATACATTCTAATTTAGTTTCATTGTGTAAAAAATGTCATAACGATGTTCATAATGGCTCTATAAATATTAATGGATACAAGCAAACATCATCTGGAATTATACTAGATTATCATAAATTAAATAAAATAGAGATATTAGAAACACAACGTAATAAAAAAAAAATATCCGATATACAAATAGAAATAATTAAATCACTAAAACATGATAATAATAAAATTACACAAAAAAATGCATGTTTATATTTAGAAAAAAAACATAATATAAAAATATCTTGTGGAACATATAGTAAAATTATTAATGATAAATATTAATACTTTATAAATACTTATTATCAACACTTTATAAATACTTATTATCAACACTTTATAAATACTTATTATCAACACTTTATAAATACTTATTATCGATAATTGTGTATTTTTTAGATGTTAGTTGTGATTGAAATTCTACAAATTTATCAATATCTTTATTGCCAGAATTATTTGAGTTATATGATTTAATTACATCCAACGTAATTAGGTTTGAATATTCAATTTGTGTATTCTTATTAAACAATTTACAATTATTTATAAATGTTTTTATACTATATATTGTGGCAATAATGAGAGAATTAAATAGTGAAGTGCTATATTTTAAGTTAAAATGGGAATATGTTTCAAAAATATAATCGAATATAATTGTATTATACAAAGCTTCATAATTCATACCATATAAATTTTTAATAGTAAACATAAAATCATAAATCCAATTAAATGTTTTCTTAAATTTATTTTTATCCATAAATGATGAAAGAGATTCGTCGGTATCATAATATTTAACACCATTCAGATCTTCTACAATATATGAATTTATATTAAGTTTAGATGAATTTACAATTACATTCCGTAAATAATATGATATATGGGTTTCTTCACCATTTAAAATAATTTTATATAATGGATAATAGCGTTCATCATCTACCCACGCACATGGGTTTTGAATTTTTAAATTATCTATAAAACAGATGGTAGTATCATTCATTTTAATTGTTTTTCTAGATTTTTTGGATAGTTTAAAAATATTATTACTAATACTCGAAAAATGTTCTATAAGTGTAAATTTGATTTTATCCCTACAATATGGACATGATTTATTTTGTTTATACCATGTTTCTATACAAGATTTATGATATGAATGACCACATTTTAGTTTTAAATAATTAATTTTACCACCATTTAATTCACCAGTATCTATTATTTCCAAACAAATACTACATTTTTCTTCGGACACAGCACAACATGTATTAGTATTTGGTTCCATTTGGGACGTATCGATAACGGTCGAAACAATAGAAGTCATTGTTTGATTGTGTATAGTATTACTATATTAATATCAATCACATATAATATGTTTAACTCAATTTTGTTTATAATATAGATTATACTATATAGATTATACTATATAGATTATACTATTACTATATAGGTTATACTATTACTATATATATTATCCTATATAGGTTATACTATATAAATTAAAAGATAAATATACAAAATTGATTTACAACAATATAATTACAATATAATTACTATAATATATATAATTACTTTAATATCATAATGAACAACTCGTCATCTAAGTACAATAATGGTTACTATAATGGTTACTATGATGGTAGTGTTATGGGATACCAAAATGGGCATCTCCATGGTTACATTATGGCTGCGAAAGAGCGCGACACCACCATAGAACAACTTAAATCAAATATCGATTATTTAAAAAAAGATTTGACTAAGCTTAAACAAAAAAATATACGTATACTAAAAGAAAAAGAAATACTTCATCAAAAAGCAGAAAAAAATCAAGACACCCTTAATAGGCAATTATTAGATGGATTAATTTCTATACGTATCTGGCTAGGCAAAAAGAATGAAACGGCGTATAAAATGATGCTTATTAGAGGAGGTGTTTCAGAAAATATTATTGAAGATATTTTCTAGATTTATATTTTAATAGACTGGAATATATACGAATAGACTAGACTATATTTTTTTATTACACTTATAAAAACAATCCCCAGGAAGATTAAATATTTATTACAACCACAACTAGAAGAACCATAATTATATGATGAAAATATAAAATTGATTAAACATGTGATATATTATTAATAGTATACAATTAATTTATCATACATCATGGTCTATATTTCTACATTCTTGAATTATGTATGCTTTTTTGTAACAACATTCGGTATAACTTATTATCTATATAACTATTTTTTAAAATATTATAATAAAAATATTGTAAATGTGGTATTTTGGAATATACTATGTGAAGCTCTTGGGTCTAATCAATTTATGACGGATGGAGGCGATGATATTAATACTAATTGGGATATTAGAAAAGAAAAAATATGTAATAAAATAGCTGACCAAATTATTAATGGTAGTATAGTTACATGTGTTGAAGTTGATAATTATCCATGGATGATGAATTATTTCAAAACAAATTTCCCATATCTTAATATTGAAGGTGTTTATATGCCAAAGGTTGATATAAATAAGAAACTAAGTAACAATAATCTGTCTATCTATATTACAACCCTTCTTAATAAATATGATTCTAATACAGAGATTGTTCCAAATTTAACTGGAGAAAAAAGGACCAACGCATATAAACAACTTGTTGATTTCGTTAATAACGACCCAAATTCTAATATCTCAACATTTGAATCTAATTATACATCTGAAAACTATATGAAATATATTAAACACGTTATTAATTTTCCAATTACTAAAGATATGCCATATGTTTCATTTGACTGTAGTATAATTCTTTGGTCTAAAAATGATTATGATATTTATAATACGATTCTACCAGAAAATAATTATAGTCCATATACAAATGGTATTGTTTCATCGGATTCATCGGATTCATTAAATAAATTCAATATTAATCATTTTGAATCAAATGGATTTATGGGTGCACGTTTTAATAAAACCAACGTAAATAATAAATTTATTGGAATGTTTGATGTATTTGTAGCTCATATTAAATCAGGTGAAAATGAAACCGCCGAATTTGAACGTGTAAAAAGTTTTAATAGAATAAATCACATTCTTAAAGGTATTGCACTACATAATCATGTGTTGTGTATGGATTCAAACTCATCTAATCAATATGAGAATAAATTCAATAAAAATGCTATTATTAAAGATAAAAAAGGAATTATTCTAGGCTCATTGGATATGTTTTTATCAGATAAATATGAAGAAACTAATTATAATAATAATATTTCTAAAACAAAAGATACTATTTGCTGGAAAATGCGTGCTGGTAGCGAACAAATTGATAAAAATGGTGAACTTATGGCCGATAATATTGATGTTATTCTTACACCAAAATATCTCTATAGCTGTATGTTTATACCATATGTATCAACATTGACATATAACGATTATTATAGTATTATGAAATGGCGAAATAATCCATTATATAGAGCTGCTATTAAAATTTCATGTAATAATAATAATGATTTATGGGGACTTGATATTAATAAAAATACAATTAGTTTTAATCTGGCTAAGTATTTACTTGATACAGATACATACCCTTCGGATAAAAACAATTGCGATAATGAAAATACTGAATTAGTTAGAAATATTTTTAAGAAAATGTATCCAAATAATATTAATCCATCAGACCACCCAATGGTTGGAACAACAATATATTTTGATAAGTAATAGTTGATAGTAAGTATTAGTATAATTATATTGTCATATTAAATAATTTATTTTTTATTTTATGTTATTATACTATATGAAAAAATAATAATAATATTAATAAAAAATAATGCACAATAATAAAAATTATGTATACTATAATTCATTTAAAAAAAAATAAAATATAGATATAGATAATTAGACTAAATTATAGATAATAAATTTATAGCTTAACATTGGTTCGCGTTTTCCCATGATTACATCCTTGTCGAGTATAGTATCGCTGCGTTGTCTGCTTTGATTTATTTTTATTATCTTTCTTAGAATAGTTAATAAATGGTTTATGGTTAGGATGTTGATAATTATTATTAGTGCTAACAAACGTATCATCGGCATTGATTAGTTCGGGATTCACAATTCCAAGCAAAACTAGTGCAGAGAAAGACATATTTTGATACATAATTGGTAGTTGATTGTTCTTTGATTTGTATCAAACGTTATTTAGTAATGCTTACCCTTTACAGGAGAATATATAAATCAATTTTGTTTTTATTACTAATTATATAGATTAAAGTTATTAGTGTACTTTATTAAACTTAGACAAATCCATACATCCCATATAAAGTTTATACAAATTATTACAATAAAAGAAATTTCCATCATAATGATGTAAACATCCTATAAATTGACGATTAATATATTTACATTTGTCTTCATTATTAAATCTAGTTTCTTTATTTATATCACTATTATCTACAATAGAATTATTATTTTTT